TAAACGTAGAAAATCATACTGCGCAAGATCACTAGGTCAGCTCAAAAGAGCTTCAGCAAAAACAAGAAATGATCCTAATTCAAGAATACGACAGGCACGGAGAAGATGGAAATGCTAGGTGTCAGATTTTATAGGTGTATTTGAAAACGCACTAACAAAAGAATATTGTAAAACAGTAATAGATCATTTTAATAGTGTTCAAACTATTCACAGATCAAATCACGAAAATATTAGTCCTTTAAGAAAAGATACTGAAATGTATTTTTTAAATAAAGAAACGGATAAGACTATAATAGATGTTAATAGTTTTATATTAGCAGGATTTATAGAACAATTAAAAAAATGTTTTGATAAGTATAAAAAACAATATCCAATCTTAATAGATGGTATTAAAAAATACGATTTAAATAATGATGTTAAAATACAAAAAACTCTACCAGGTCAAGGTTATCATATTTGGCACTGTGAAGCGGCTAGTTTATTATCTTCAAGAAGAATATTATTTGTGTTTATGTATTTAAATACATGTGATGAGGGAGGAGAAACAGAATTTTTATATCAACACAAAAGAATTAAACCAAAAGAAGGAACCATAGTAATATCTCCCGCAGCATGGACTCATACACATAGAGGTAATCCACCTTTGACTGGAGAAAAATATATGATAAATGGTTGGTTAGAATTTAAAGAATAGGAAAAATATGCAATTAGAAAACGTCATAAAAAGACTACTTAAGTTTATTCATACTAGAACAGAGGCTTTATCTATTACGGTCACATCAGGAGGTGTTGACAATATGGAAAAGTATCAGTATATAATAGGACAAATAAATGCCCTAGAGGCAACAAGACAGGAACTCTCTAACCTGCTAAATGATAAGGAGCAAAATGGAAAAGGCACAGTCATCGATATTAAAACCAAACAATAAACTTGTTGGTGTAAAACCCTCAAAAACAGAAGAACCAAAATTACCAAAACCAACTGGGTGGAGACTTTTAGTTTTACCTTTTAAAATGAATGAAAAAACAAAAGGTGGATTACATTTAGCTGAAACTACTTTAGAGAAACAACAAGTTGCTTCACAAGTAGGATTAGTAATGGCCATGGGTCCACAGTGTTATAAGGATAAAGAAAGATATCCTGAAGGTCCATGGTGCAAGGAGAAAGATTGGGTTATGTTTGCACGATATGCAGGTAGCCGAATTAAAATAGATGGTGGGGAAATGCGTCTGCTAAACGACGATGAAGTGTTAGCAACAATTGATAGTCCAGAGGACATCTTGCATGAGTTCTAAACATAGGAAGGAGTAACTATGCCAGAAGAAAAGAAAACAGTACCTATCGATACATCAGGACCTGATGCTACGGTTGATATTGAAGAAGTAAAAGACGAGTCTGTTGTAGAAACAGAAGCGCCGAAACAAGAAACAGAAACAACGGAAGATAAAACATATGAAAATGAAAGAGAAACAAAGTTAGATGAAAAACAAGACGATAAACTAGAAGAATACAGTAAAGGTGTTCAATCACGTATTGCGAAATTAACTCGTAAGATGAGAGAAGCAGAGAGAAGAGAACAAGCTGCTTTAGATTACGCTAAGGGTGTAGAGGAATCTAGAAAAGCATTAGAATCTAAATTTAAACAAACTGATTCTGCTTATATTAAAAAATTTGAGTCTACTATTGCTTCAGGTATGGAGGCAGCGCAAAAAGAATTAGCCGCTGCTATTGAATCTGGTGATGCAACAGCTCAAGTTGAGGCTAACAAAAGAATTGCAACTCTCGCATTTGAGAATGCAAAACTGGAGCAAGCTAAAGAGGGAAGAGAAACAACGCAGGCAGAGAAACCTGCACAAACCTTATCTCAAGGTGGAGATGTAAACATTCCTCAAAAAGATGATCCAATAAATACAGATCCTAGAGCTGAAGCATGGGCCTCTAAGAACAGTTGGTTTGGCACTGATAGAGCAATGACTTATACTGCCTTTGAGATACACAAGGATCTTACTGAAAAAGAAGGGTATGATCCAAGTTCTGATGAGTATTATGCAGAAGTTGATAAACGTATTAGAGTTGACTTCCCGCATAAATTTGGTACAACTGAAACTAAGCAAAACGACCGCCCTGTTCAGACAGTGGCTTCTGCTACAAGAAGCGTAAAGCCTGGTCGCAAAACTGTGAAACTCACTTCTTCACAGGTAGCAATAGCTAAAAAATTAGGAGTGCCACTCGAAGAATACGCAAAACAATTAAAAAACACGGAAGGAGCGTAACATGGTAAAAGATAAAAACACTTCTCGTGCGAACCAAACACGGTCAAAGTCTGAAAGACCAAAAGTGTGGGTTCCACCATCATCTCTAGATGCACCTCCTGCACCTGATGGATTCAGGTACAGATGGATAAGAGCAGAGAGCGTTGGTTTTCAAGATACTAAAAATATATCTGGACGTTTAAGAGAAGGATATGAATTAGTTAGATCTGAAGAAATCGAAAATGCATCTGATTATCCAGTTGTCGAAGACGGCAAATACAAGGGGGTAGTTGGGGTTGGTGGCCTTCTTCTTGCGAAGGTACCTGAAGAGATCGCGAAGCAAAGACAAGAGTATATGACTCAACGTCATGAAGATCGAAGCGATGCGGTTAAAAACGATTTAATGAAGGAGCAGGATAGTAGAATGCCTATCAATGTTGAAAGGCAATCTCGTGTAACCTTCGGTGGTACTAAAAAGTAATTTTAAATATCACTGAATTTAAATAAACCGTACTGGAGGCCCTTTCGGGGGCAGGTACATAAGGAGAAA